AAACATTATGGATTACTATCGAATAAACTCAAAAAAACCAAAGGCACCAAAGGGCCTGAGCTCCAGGTCCAAAGCCTTTTGGAAGAAAGTTAACGAAGAATACGAGCTTGAAAACCACGCCTTGAGGATCTTAGAGCAGGCGTGCTGGTGTTTGGATCGGATCAAGGAGGATCAGGAGACTGTGGCTAATGAGGGCCGGACGTATAACGATCGTTATGGCCAACCACGCTTAAACCCAGCACTTGAAGACGAACGACAACAACGAAATCTACTCATTCGCTTGCTCCGAGAGTTGCGCTTAGAGGACTTCCCGGAGGAATCACGACCACCGAGGTTGAGGTAAAAATGAGAAAGAAACGATCAATGGTAAGAGCAAGGACAGGGCTTGAAATAGCAGATTGGAAACTCCGGTTTCTCTTAGACGGCACAATGCCACAACCACAGGAGATGGGAAACGTGTTTGAGGCATTTTCGTTCATGTTTTCACTACCAAACGAACCATGCACCCGCCACGGAAACACGACTCCGTGGTTTGAGTTATGGCCGGAGATCAAAAACGAAGCGGTCGTCAAGGAATGGCGAAAAACACACGGCAGAGCATTCGCAGAAACAGAGCTCCGTCGTTTTAACATGCGGTAATGGCAGGCCGGGGGTTTTTCGTATCCCTCCCCCGGCACTCCTGGTGGACCGTGCTTCTTTTCACGGTTGCGGAGCACGGTCCATTTAGGGACAGGTCAGCTGGCAGGCCTGTCCCTTTCTTTTGGCATTTAAGCGCTCATGGTGAGCGCTTTTTTATATCAACATTATTAACTTTTAGGAGGTTTTTAACAATGATACGCGAATTAAAACAAGCGAAAAATGGGCTCATCCAAGAAATGCGAGCACTGCTTGCGAAGGCTGAGAGCGAGAGCAGGGATCTCAGCGACGACGAAAAGACTCGTTTTGAGACCCTGAAGGCGGAGGACGCACGCCTTGACGAGCAGATCCAAAGGCAAGAATACCTTGCCGACTCGGAAAAACGCATGCAGGCGGTCCAGGGCGTTGGCGCTGACTCGTTTGAGCAACGTGCCGCCGACTTTCAGATCACCCGCGCGATTGCCGCGCGATTGCAGCCGGGGATTGATGACGGTCTTGAGCGGGAACTGTCTCAGGAACTTGCGCGGAGGTCGCATAAGACGCCGCAGGGTATCCTGGTACCACACGAGGTATTCAGGGAGCGTCGAGCGGTGACAGCTGGCGGGAGTGGTGCGAATTTGGTGCCTGATCCTCACCGTGCTGATCTATACATCGACCTGTTACGGGATAGCCTGCTCATGAAACGCCTGGGTGCTGTGATTTTAGACGGGCTCGTCGGCAACGTCGATATTCCTAAGCTGACAACGGGAGGCACCACCTATTGGGTGGCTGAGTCTGGTGATATTACTGCGGCTGATCATGTGTTCGACACCGTGGGCCTCGAGCCAAAAACTGTGGGGTGTCTGGTTGAATATAGTCGGCGTATGCTCATAAACGCTGTCCCTAGCGTCGAGCAGCTTGTAAGGCGTGACTTTGCTCAGCAAATTGCCGCAGAGATCGACAACCAGACCCTTATTGGCGACGGTGCGTCGAATCGTCCCACCGGTATTAAGAATGACGGTTCTGTCAACAGTGTGAGCTTTGCTGGTGCACCGACATGGGCGGCGGTCCTTGAATTTATCGCCTTGGTTTCAGAGGATTCCGCACTGCAGGGGTCGTTAAATTGGGTCGGCAATCCCTGGGCTAGTAAAGAGATGATGGAGACCACAAAAGAGACCGACGACGCCGCCGGGGGATACATACAAGAAACCCCGACCATGCTGGCCGGTTATCCCTACTATAACAGTAATGCTTTGGACGGTGACCCCAACAGCTCACCTGTCGAAGCCGCTGATCTTATCTTTGGTGACTTTTCTCAAGTCCTTATCGGTTACTGGTCCGGCGTGGACATTTTGGTGAACCCATTCCACTCCGACGTTTTCAAAGCCGGCGACGTCTATATCATCGCCTTGCAAGACGTTGACACGGACCGGCGACACTCTGAGAGCTTTGCAGTCGCTACTGATATGACGGTCTCATAATACGGGGTAAATCATGCAAAACATCGAAACTAGGACGTGCGAGCTTCGCACGTCCAATACTGGCAAGGGTAGCACCTTGTTTGGCTACGCCGCCGTGTTCGGTGTGGAATCTGAGGGACTCCCCGGCTTTACTGAACTAGTAAGGCCGGGGGCCTTCTCCCGAACATTACAAAGTAGCGGTGACGTGCTGGCGCTTTATCAACATGATACAAGGGCCGTATTGGGCAGCACCTATGCAAAGACTTTGAAGGTGCAAGAAGACAGCAAGGGCCTTTACTATGAGGTCAGTATGCCCGACACTACCATTGCACGTGATTTATTGGTGTCTGTCGAGCGTGGAGACATACGCGGTGCTTCGTTCTCATTTGAGGTCGCAGAGGATGGTGACAAGTGGACTGTCCAGGGTGACAAGGTATTGCGAGAATTGCTTGATCTTAACTTATACGACGTGACCATTACGCCGACACCGGCTTACTCAGATACAAGCGTCGCACGTCGAGCATTAGAGCGGATAGTTAAACCAACCATACGGCTTGCATTGGCGAGGCGATACATGGAGACTGTTTAAAATGAATATAAAGCGAGCTATAAAAGAGTGGCTGTTTGCAGAGGAGCGCTCCACAACCCGGCACAGCAGTGATCCCTCTTGGGCCGCGCTGTTTGGTTATACGGACCCAGTTGCAGGTGTGACGGTAAACACCAGTACAGCCGAAGGTATTAGCGCGGTTTATGGGTGCGTCGGTATCATTTCTGAAAGTGTGGCACGGTTGCCACTGCATGTTTACCAGCGTGACGCAGACGCCAGGATACGACAGCGGGATCATTATATCGAGAAACTGTTTAACGGTCGGCCAAATGCACGGTCCACTGCTTTTGAATTGAAAGAGAGCGTGGTGCAACATTTACTTTTACGCGGTAACGGCTATGCGCTCATCAAGGACATGTCTAATGGCGAGGTGATAGCACTGGAATTGCTACACCCGGACTTGATGAGTGTTGAGCTATTGCCAAATGGCCGGTTGAGATACACTTACTCAGACCCCAAAGGCGGATCAACCGTATATTCTCAAGATAACATACTTCATTTACGCGGACGCAGTGACGACGGCATTTTGGGTAAAACACCAATATCGGTAGCGCGGGAGACGCTGGGACTCGCCTTAGCTGAACAGAGACATGGTTCGTACTCTTTCGCCAACGGGACGCGACTTTCTGGCGTTTTGCAGACTGATAAAGTCCTAGGGGATAAAGCATTCGATAACTTGAAAAAGAGTTGGAATGACTCCTATGGTGGTTTGGCCAATACCGGGAATCCGGCAATACTTGAAGGCGGTCTCAAGTGGCAACCGCTGTCAATGAGTTTAGATGATAGCGAGCTTGTCAAAAATAGGCGCTTTTCCTTTGAGGAGGTGGCACGTTTGTTTCGTGTCCCACCAGTGCTGATCGGTGATTTATCGCATGCGAATTACTCCAACAGTGTGGAGCTCATGCGGCATTTCCTGGTGACATGCCTCGGCCCGCATTTAAAGCGGTTTGAGGAAAGTGTCATGAGGTCCCTAATGCCAGATACCGAGCGACGCTTATACTGCGAATTTGAGACGAAGGCACTGCTTCAGAGCGACACTAAGACACGCTTTGAAGCATACAGTTTCGCACTTGACCCTGATAAAGGCTGGATGACTAGAGACGAGGTGAGAAAGGCAGAGAACTTGCCGCCAATGCCGCCACAGCAAGAGTTAAAGGTTTAACCCATAGTAGGGTATGGCTTGACCTGAGATCGTCGATTCTGAGGCGAATATACCGCTTGTTTTGTACACCCGGCAGGGGATTTTCCCTGGTTGGGTTTTTTATTGAGAGCTTTACTATTGAAATACGCAAACAAATATAATACGGTGACCTCCAAAAAGGAGGTGATCTGTATGGCTGGCGGTATCTATTCCGACGAGAGGTGTCCAATATGTGGCAACACATATCAGGATAACTTCAGGAGTGCTTTGGTCTGTCCAGGACACCCAAAGCAAAAGGCAGGCTCGTTTAAGGTTATATTCAAGGGACTCACCAAGCGGTTTAAGAGTTACGACGCGGCATTCCGGTGTCTCACAGGGTGGCGGTTTGAAAGCGACGAGAATAAATTTGACGAGAGAGCATATCGTAAAAACTCCCCGCTGTCCTTTGAGCGGATCGCAGTAGAGTGGCTGCAAGTCAAGAAACGGCAAAACATACAACCAAACACCTATCGTGCTTTAGAGGAACATATCAATAAAGCTGTCCGGGTATGGGGAAACAGAAACATCCTTACCATTCGCCTTAAGGACTTTGACCATTTCCTCAGTCAATTTAACGTATCGCCAAAGAGCAAGGCCAATTACATACAGACCATGCGGCAATTATGGGGATGGTTATACGATAATGAGGAGATCAAGAAACTCCCGAAATTCCCTAAAGTGCGGTATGAGCTCAGGAGAAAGCCAACAGTAGACAAGAATGCACAATACGCTGTCCTGGATAAACTTAGACAGCTTACTACAGCAAGCAACCTGGATACTGAGACGGCTTTCCGATGCTGGTTAGGGATACGCTGGATGACTGTCTATATCAACGTGAGACCGGCTGAGATCCGGGACATCACAGAAAACGATATTGATCTAATACGTGGTGAGATCCTTATTCCTCATCCAAAGGAAGGTAAGGCCAAGAAGATGTACCTCCTGGATGAGGACGTCGAGCATATTCGATCCTTACCGCGCGGGATGCCTCATTTACACTTCTTTAGACACAAAAACGGTGACCAGGTCGGGGAGAAATTCTTTTACAAATGGTGGATCAAGGCGTGTAAAGCATTAGGGATTGAAGGCGTGGATCTCTACCGTGGAACACGGCATTCCTCATGCCAAGCGTTACGAGGCCGGTACAGTCCAGAGGAGATCCGACTAGCGAGTATGCACACCACTGACAAGTCATTCGAGCGGTATTACCAGCAAGAAGGCGACGATTACAGGCGCGTGTATAGCGGAGTTGCTGACAAAGCATTGACAAGGATCTCTGGTCGTTCTTAAAATAGTAAGTAGCTGTTATTAAAGAATAAAACTGGTCGGGACGACTGGATTTGAACCAGCGACCCCCTGAACCCCATTCAGGTGCCCTACCAGACTGGGCCACGTCCCGACCTTAAGCTAGTATCAACCTTTCAACACCGGGAGAACAATAACAAAATTTGTCTTGTATTGCAAAGGGAAGTTTTAGTATATTTACAAAAGAAATCCCACCTCGGCAATAGGCTATACTCCACGGGGCAGGGCCGCTTTCAATCCGCCCCTGCTTGTGGTTTTGTTGTGACAGTCTGTCCTACGGCTGTCAATAGGCTTTTCTTTCTCACTCTTCCTCGTGCCATGAGCCGGATTGACTGCAAAAGCAATCGCAATATCCGCATCATCTCCACCTATGTGGAGAGACTCCTGGGCGATGCTGCCTGTCTTTTTGAGGGCCTTCCCTTTCCGGAGGGCAGATACAGTTGCGCGAAAGACTATCTGACAGATGAGGATGAATGGACCACGTATGAGGTCTTTCAAACGATCTTCCGGAGGGCAAAAAGCCTGGCGGGAGACCCGGACTTCTTCTTCAACTGCGGTTTCTCGGCGGGGTGGCTGCACTCCTGGGGAAGATTGAGCTATTTCAGCCAACTTTTTGCCGGACCGAATGACGGGATTCGGCGGCTGCCCTTCTTTAACCAGAACTTCAATGACACCAAGGAAATCGACATCATAAGGCCTCCGGCCTATGATCACAAGCTCAGGAAAATACATGCCCTTGCAAGGGTCGCGTTTCACGAAGATCAAGATGCCAACCGAGATTACATTGGGGATCCTTACCTCAGAGGTATCATATCTTCAATACCTACCATTTGGGGCTTGCCTCCAGCTACCGTCAAACAGCGCTTGAATGCATATGATCCGGTGACGCTCCTCAAAGAAGAAGAGGAATTCGCGTGCTATGATCTCGATCCGCGGATCGAAAAGGGTCAGATGTCTGTTTATTGCCCTGTTGAAAAGCAGCGGAGGGTTATCGGCAGGGAGGTGTTGCTCGAGCCTGATATCATTGGGGGCAGGAGAGTTTTCTTGGGCAGATACTCTGAGCTGACCGGTGAGAAAGGGGCAGGGGAGCGGGACAAACCGGTTGGGGTCCTGATTACCGAATCGCTGAGCGTAGATGGGAGTGCGCTTGTGACAAAGGGCGAGATATTTAGGGCTCCCTATTTTATTCTGGATATCACCTATACGCAATCCCGGCTTTGGAATAGGCTGTTTCACCAGGTAGCAAAAAGAGGCAGGCAGGGCGAAACAACTCACGGGTTGATCGAGACCATCAATCAGCTCAGGGAGGCAATTACCGCCAAAAACAAGGCCTTTGAAGACCTGGAGGCGGCCAATCTCGAATTGAAGAAGGCCAAGGAAGAGATCGGTACGTACGCGAGAAACCTTGAGCATATGGTGGAAGAGAGAACTGCGGAGCTGACAAAGACCCAGGAAGAACTGCTCCTGCTCAATAAAGACCTCACCAGAAAGGTTGGTGAACAAGTTGAGGAGCTGGGAAGGTACAACGAGTTACGGAGATACCTCTCTCCGAAGATTACGGAAAGGATTCTCTCAAACGGAAGCGATTTCGATGAGATCTCCCACAGGAAACTGATGACCGTTCTATTTTCGGATATCCGGGGTTTTTCGGATCTGACCGATTCCCTTGAACCAGAGGAAACCTGTTTGCTGCTCAACAATTATGTGTCTGAAATGGCAAAGCTCGTTCATTTGCATGACGGGACATTGGGCAAGATAATCGGTGACGGGATCATGGTCTTTTTCGGAGACCCTGTTTCAATACCGGATCATGCCGTGAGAGCAGTCCGGTTAGCTATTGATATGCAAAGGAAGATAGCCCTCTTACGAGAAGAGTGGTTAGCGTACGGGCACGACTTGACGATCGGGATAGGGATCAATACAGGATATATGACGGTCGGCAATATCGGGTCGGAGTTCCACAGAGACTATACGGTAGTTGGAAACCAGGTGAATATTGCGGCACGCCTCGAGTCGATGGCCAAACCGGGCGAGATACTCATCAGCCGCAGAACGTACAGCAAAGCAAAGGATATCGCCCCTTTTGAAGAGGCCGGCACGTTCCATTTGAAAGGAATTCATTCCCCGATAGCAGTGTACAGGGTGGTGTATCAGTAGTTTTCCTTGTGAACCCGGGGTAACGTCAAAGTCAACTATGGAGCGGCTAATTGGAAGGATTATTGCCACGTTCAAAACGGGAATCACCACCG